TAACAAAACTTTGTAAGGGAAAATTATGAGCAATCTATCAAGAATGTACGCACTCAATCACGATCAAGTCGTGGAGCTAATCATGGCTATCGGCAAGACCAACTGGGTGCACGTCCAAGGTCTCAAGGGTGTGGGCAAGACTACGCTGTTACAAATGCTGGCTGAGAAACTGCCAACACACGAGCCGCGCTACGTTGACACAACCATGCTAGAAGCGGGTGACCTAGCGATTCCACGGTTCAAGGATGCAGAAGAGGGTGACAGTGTTTCTTTTGTAGCCAACGAGTCGCTGGGTCTGCACTTGAACAAGCCACTGATTATTCTGTTGGACGAGCTACCCAAGGCTTCGCCGACAGTGAAGACACCGTGTATGCGGCTCGGGCTTGAACGAATGTTTGCGCAGTACAAGTTACACAAAGACTCCATCGTCATCTCTACCGGCAACCTTGGGGTAGAGAAGCTGGGTGACTTGTTACCTGCACATGCACTCAACCGCATGACCTGCATAGAGCTTAGATCACCCCACGGTGTGCAGTGGGTAGAAGACTACGCCATACCCAATGATCTGGAGCCGATTGTTTCTGGCTGGGTCTTGGAGAACAAGAACAAAGTGTTCCAAGACTTTCGCGATGTTGAAAATCCAGAAGACAATACGTTTATCGACCATCCCCGCGCAACGGATCGGGTGGCATGTACCACGCCACGGTCTGTCACCAAAGCGGCATTCATTGTGCAGAATCGTGCAAACATGGACGACCAGACACTGACCGCTGCATTGATAGGTACGATTGGTTACAGCGCGGCTACTGACCTGATGACATTCATTCGACTAGCAGATCAACTGCCCACGCTGGATTCCATCAAGCAATCACCCGATAGCGCGATGATACCCACATCGGGGCCAGCACGGTGCATGGTCATCACTCGGATGTTGTCGGACATCGACAGCAAATGCGTGGATGCCTACGTGACCTATCTCAACCGGCTCGACCAAGACGAGAAAGGTTTGTTTGCCCATGCGGTCAGAAACCCCAAGAACCCCAACCGTTCCATGATTAGCAAGAACGCCAACTGGACGAAGTTCTGCGCAGAGAACGGCTGGATGTTCGCAGCGGACAAAGTTTAGGGAGGTAACATGTTCGGAGTAACTACACAACTAAGTGCCCAGCAGCGGCTGGATAAAGCGCGTGTTGCTTGCATCGGCCATCCCAGATACATGGCGATGGCTGGCATCATAATGATGGCAAAGTATGAAGTGGTCGATGACCCCGACATGACTGCTTGCACCAACGGGCGTGACGTTAAGTTCGGTCAGCAGTTCATCGAGATACTGACTGACCCAGAGCTACGGTTCGTCGTGCTGCATGAGTGCTATCACATGATCTTCAAGCACCTGATAACGTGGAAGCATCTGTGGGACAAGTCACGTACAAGAACGAACAAGGCGTGTGACTTCACGATCAATGGCAAGCTGGTGGATGAAAACCGCCAAGACGGATTCGCCAAGATGCCAGCCGTGGGCCTGTATGATGACCGATTCCGGTTGCCTGATGGCACATGGATGGGGCCGCCGATTATCTTTGACATGCTCACAGATGATGACGATACCGACCAGCCACAAGGCGGTGGGGGTCAAGGCGGGTATTCATCGCTGGATGAACACGATTGGGAAGCAGCCGAAGAGATGACGGATGTAGAGAAGACCGACCTAGAGCGCGAGGTTGATGAAGCCATACGCCAAGGTGTTCTCAGTGCCAGCAAAGCGGGGCATGGTCACGATCCAGTTCTAGATGAGGTGTTACAGCCACAGATTGACTGGACGCAGGTAGCACTCGACTTTGCGCAGTCTGTCTGTACAGGTAGTGACTACTGCACTTGGGCCAAACCCAATCGTCGCTACATCGGTTCGGACATCTATATGCCCAGTGCGCTTAGTGACAAGATCACCGAGATCGTGCTTGCGTGTGACACGTCAGGGTCATGCCTGTATGACGCACCCGCATTCCTAGCCGAGATGCAGTCTATCTGTTCTACGCTCAATATCGGTGGGGTCAGGATTCTGTACTGGGGCAGTTCAGTTGTCGGTGACGAGTTCTACGACGAAGACACGATGGACAACTTTACTGAGCTTACTGAACCCAAAGGCGGCGGTGGCACTAGTGCACAGTGTGTAACTGATTACATGCAGGAACACCAGATCAACCCCGAAGGCGTGATCGTCTTTACGGATGGTGAGATGTGGGGTAACGAATGGGGTACTTGGAACGTGCCAGTTCTCTGGTGTGTCAAGGACAACCCCAAAGCCAAGCCTCCGGTGGGCAAGACAGTACATCTAACAGCAGATCAACTTTAGGGGATAGATATGAAGTATCACGAATGGCATACCGGCGACAGGATCTGCCGCACTTGGAAGGACGATTGCACCGTAAGATCTCTCAGCATTGTGCTCAACAAGCCATACAAAAAAGTGTTTAGCGAGTTGATGCACCTTGGCATAGAGATAGGTGCTTATCCAGATCACGATAAAGTCTGGATGGCATACGCCGAAGATCAAGGCTTGGTTAAACGCAAATGTCCACGCGATGATAACGGCAAGCTAATCAAGCTCAGAGATTGGGACTTTGAGGGCGTGGCAGTCGTAAGGAATAGCGGCCATTTAACGGCGGTCGAAGATGGGTACGTGGTTGATATATGGGACTGTAGATACAGGCCAGTAAATACCTTTTGGGAAAAAGTTAATTTTTAGGAGATAGATATGCACTCATACATAACAGTATTAGTTTCGATGTCATGCGCTGGGTTATCTGGCGCTATGGCGTTCTTAGGTCTGGAGTATATGAACGAGGGTATCGGCCTCACTCCGGTAATCGCTTTTCCGATGGCGACTGCACTGCTTTACGTTCCGTTCTGGTTCGTTACAAGCACGACAGAAGAAGCGGAAGAAGACTAGAGGATAATCTATACGATGTAAGTATTTTGTTATAAGTACTTATAACAAAGTATCTAGAGACAGAATTTATCCACAACCAGAAAATAATTTATGTAAGGGAAACAAAAATGACGTTTGTAAGTTCAACATATCAGCACTGGGTAGAGGATCTACATGAAGTAGATCTAGATGAAGTGTATAAGACAAGCTACGAATCATATGATGCTTGGGACAGAAACTACTTTGACTACGTTAAAGAAGTGCGGGACAAGTTACGTGGCCGACTGCACACACGCGATATACGGTTTGCTACGTACAAACCAGTAACCATTCACGGTCATCCTAACTACTGGGTTTACGAGCAGGGTGATCTGATGCCGATGGGGTTTCTCAGCACTCAGAACAAGACCATCAATCAAGGGTACGCTGACCAAAAGACGTATCAGGTATTTGGTGTTACGTCACCGCACGTCAACAACAAAAAGGACAGCAGTGAAACTATTCACAGCAAGTCGAAAGCTACAGCAGTCAAGAAGGCGTTAGGTGTTCTGCACAACCGCACGTTGGGCGAGATAGCGGAGATGCATACCTACGAGTTCAAGACCGCGATTCATAATAAAAAGACAGAGCTAGATAGCGGCCTAGATGATCTGATTAAAGCGGTGTCTGGGGCTGGGTTTGGTAAGCCCTTCTTGCGCTCCAATGCGTTTGCTGCAATGACTAACCCTGTAGTGTTTGAGGCGTTGAAGCAGAACGCACCAGATGTTGCGGATACGATTACGCAGATATATGACGCACAGAACACCATAGAGAACTTCAAGGATACCCACGATTCCAGCAAAGTTGTATTTGTTCATTGCAAAGAGAACGATGCCACTGTAATTTGGTCTGACAGATTATCGGACTACGATCACAAGGAGACAGCACTTGTGAGGTGTTTCCGTGTCGGCGAGTTTCCTGAGTTGGAGCAGCGCATAAACTCGTTGTCTATTATGGACGTTAACGATGCGGTGTTAGACGTGGGTATGAAAGTACGAGATAACTTGTACTTTGTAGTCATTTCTCAAGTCCCAGCGCTGTAAGGTAGTAAGTAACTCCATGTATTACGTAGACTTGTCATACGATACAGATAAGTGTAAGGTCTGGTCACTTGATACTTTTTCTATTGAAACATCGTATGAAGGTGTCTACGATAGTCCAGAGCATTTGCCTGATGAAATTAAGAATCGGGTACTTGCTCTGTCGATTATGCAGCCGAAAAGTTCACCAGTGTCGGGCGTAGGGATGCGCTCGGCGGTGGATAAATTTTGGGTCTACATCTGATAACAGTTCCTTGGAGAGAAAAGTGAAAGTTATTTTGGAGCTTGAGGAAGAGGATTTTGTGCGGCTAATAGATCTGCAACATGAGATCTTGGCGGTTCTGGAACGTATGGAGAAACTTTTACAGGAGCAAACGGATGGCAATGACACCAGAAAAAAGAGTTAAGGAAACGGTGAGAAAGCAACTGCGTTCAGTGGGTGCGTATCACTTCTTCCCCGCTACTGGTGGATATGGCAAGAGTGGTGTACCCGACATTGTTGGGTGTTTTCGCGGTAAGTTTTTTGGTATTGAGTGTAAGGCGGGCAACAACAAACCTACCCCACTACAAGAGAAGAACTTACAAGAGATACGCCAAGCGGGTGGGATCGCGCTGGTGATAAACGAACAAAACGCAGGAGATGTTTTGGATTTGATAGGTGCTATACCAGCACAACTGGAGATGAACTTTAACTAGGAGACTAATATGAAATACGAAAACCTACGTAAGGGCATGGTTTTTGAGTTTATTGAGAACAGAAGAAATACTGAGAGAGCGCCTGAAGATTCGACTAAGTTTTGGGAGGTCATCAAACTAAACCAAGAACAGGAGCGTGAGTATCTAATCACCCAAATAGTTCTAGGTCGGTTGACTGATAGGAAAACTTTTAACGCCGACATCGAAGATCTAAATAATCCCCGAAGATGGGTATACCATGAGGGCGCGGGGGTACAAGAAGTTATGGTCAAGCAACTATCTTTTCTCGATGGCCGTGACTCAATAATGCTTTCTCAAAACGCAGTCTTTGAACCCCCCACAGCAAAGGGGAACGTTGTAGATATTGCTGATGCAACGATCCCTGTTAGCGATGTTGAAAACACCTACGCGAAATACGCGAACTGCACCATAGATGATTGGGAACTAATCGCAGATGCTTTTTTTGAAACAAAAGGGTTCGATACGCGAAGAGAAAAGCCTAAGTCTTACACGCGCTCCTACCAAATACACTCGCAAGAATGGTCAGCGTTTACGGATCAAAAGACCGTCAGAGAAATAAGAGATCTAAGGTTACGCATAACTGATTGGGAACAGAACACAAACCCATGCAGCTACCAGACAATTATTCGTAGGTTGCTCCAAGGGTGTCAGTGGTTCGGACAACCACAACACAGACAGTTTCTAACTCAAGCGTTACAGAAACGCATTCACAGAAACAGGTAACACACATGACCATGCAAAAGAAACGTGGCCGACCACGGAAGGTAGATACATCGGACGGTAGCACAGCTAGTTATTACGAGTTACCTAAAGGTTCAAAAGAACTCCAAGATCTCATATCCCATAAAGATATGAACGCCCAGATTGGAGAGATTTTCAGATCGTGCTATAGGTACGGACAAGCATCCCACAGCGACCAGCTACGTGATGCTAAGAAGATCCGCTTCTATATAGACGCTGAAATCAAACGACTAGGGGGGTGATATGAGCACTAAAAAGAAGTTTAACATCACGCTAGAAGAGACTGTGCGTAGGCGCGTACAAGTTGAAGCGAAAAACGAGGAAGAAGCTCGGTTCGCCGCCGAAGATGGCGAAGGCTATTACTTAGAGTTGCCGAAGACCGTGAGGCGGGACATTCAGCAAGTGCTTGAAGTTGAGGAAACAAGTTAGTGGATCTCATCACGCTAGACTTTGAAACTTTTTACGATAAGGACTTCTCTCTGTCTAAGTTAACAACAGAGGAGTATGTCCGCGATTCACGTTTTGAAGTAATAGGCGTGGGTATAAAGGTCAACAACAGGCCAACAGAGTGGGCAAGCGGCACCCATGAAGAACTTGCGGATTATTTTGCAGATTTTGATTGGGCTTCCAGTATGGTTCTGGCACATAACACTATGTTTGATGGTGCTATTCTTTCTTGGCTATATGGCATCAAACCTAAAGTATGGGCTGATACTCTATGTATGGGACGTGCCATTCACGGAGTTGAAGTTAGTGGGAGCCTAAAAGCCTTAGCAGAACGTTATGATATAGGAGAGAAAGGCACCGAAGTACTCAAAGCAATCGGTAAGCGTAGAGAAGACTTTAGCGATGATGAATTAGATCTATATGGTGACTACTGCATCAACGACGTAGATCTTACCTACAAATTGTTTTCTCTTATGGCCCGTGACTTCCCCAAAAAAGAACTACAGATAATTGACTGCACGTTACGAATGTTCTTACTTCCGCAGTTAGATCTAGATTTGAATTTACTGAGTTCTCACCTGCACAACATCAAAAAGAATAAAGAGAAGTTGTTATGCGCAGCAGGTGTCTCTCGTAAGGATCTCATGTCAAACAACAAGTTCGCAGAGTTGTTGATTGAGCAGGGTGTAACACCTCCTACCAAAATAAGCACCACGACAGGCAAAGAGACCTTCGCATTCGCTAAAACCGATGAAGCCTTCAAGAGCCTTGGAGAGCACGAAAATGAAAACGTGCAAACGTTGGTGGCAGCGCGACTAGGGAACAAAAGCACTTTAGAAGAGACACGTACCCAAAGATTTATAGACATCAGCCACCGAGGACTGTTGCCTGTACCCGTAAGATATTATGCCGCGCACACTGGTAGGTGGGGCGGAGATGACAAGATAAACTTACAGAATCTTCCTAGCCGTGGGCCAAATGGCAAGATGCTAAAACGGAGCATCCTTGCACTAGATGGTTACAGATTAGTTGACTGTGACTCTTCGCAAATCGAAGCGCGAGTTTTGGCTTGGCTTGCGGGGCAAACAGATCTCGTAGACTCGTTTGCTAACAAAGAAGACGTTTACGTAAAAATGGCCGCACGTATCTACAACATACCTATTGACCGACTTGAGCACGTAACTAAAGAGCAGCGGTTTGTTGGCAAGACCACGATCCTTGGAGCGGGGTACGGCATGGGTGCAGTAAAATTTCAAGCACAATTGGAATCTCTTGGGACTCAAATAGACCTTGACGAAGCGCGGCGTATCATCAGTATATACCGTGACGCTAACTGGAAAATAAACCACTTGTGGCGCGAAGCTCAAAACATGTTAACCATGCTGTACGAAAAGCAGTCAATGCGCATCGGCGTTCCTCATCTTATTAGATCTATAGGTAAGAACTCTTCCGTATTATTGCCAAATGGCCTGCAAATGCGGTACGAAGATTTAGACAGGGAACAAGGTGAGCGCGGCATAGAATACAGCTACAAAACAAGACGAGGCCGAACTCGGATCTACGGTGGGAAAGTTATAGAGAACGTATGTCAGGCAGTTGCTCGGTGTATTATCGGTGAGCAGATGCTACTTATACGCAAAAAATACCCACCTGTGCTGACCGTGCATGACTCTGTAGTGGTTAGTGTCCCCGAAGATGGTGTAGAGGAAGCGCAGAGTTATGTAGAACAATGTATGCGTTACGTGCCAGATTGGGCAGAAGGACTGCCACTTGATTGTGAGAGTGGTGTGGCTAGAGCATACGGAGACTGCGAAGCATGAATGCCGCACCGTGGTCATTCAGTAAAATTAAGGCATTTCAACAATGCCCTAAACAGTTTTACCACGAAAAAGTAATCAAACAATACCCGTTCAAGATGACCAGTGCTGTGCGCTATGGTAATGAGTTTCACAAAGCCGCAGAAGATTACATACAGGGCAAAGAGTTAGATAGGCGGTTTGAGTTTGCTCGGCCTGCGTTGGACTCACTTAACGCAAAAGAAGGTGACAAGTTATGTGAATATAGGATGGGGCTAACAAACCGTTTAGAACCATGCACGTTTGGCGCAAGAGACGTTTGGTTTAGAGGGATAGCGGACTTACTTATCCTAGACCATAAAAATAATTTAGCGTGGGTTGTTGATTACAAAACAGGCAAATCAGCGCGGTACGCAGATAACGGTCAGTTAGAGCTTATGGCGATGGCTGTGTTTAGGCACTTCCCACATATCGACACGGTTCGAGCTGGATTATTATTTATTGTGTGTAACGAATTAATTAAAGATTCTTTTATAGCTTCAGACAGTAAAAAACTATGGATCAAGTGGGCAGATTCGTTTACTGATATGAAGTATTCGTATGAGAATGATGTGTGGAATCCAAACCCTAATGGTTTGTGTAGGAGACACTGCCCAGTGGTTGAATGCAGTCATAACGGGAGTAACAGATAATGCCTTATAAAAATCCAAAAGATCGTAAAAAGCAAAAGCCAGATAGAAAAGGAACAAAGGCTTTTGAATCTCGTATGGAGCGGCAACGCGCTAGACGCAAGATGGATAGAACAAGTAAAGACGCAAACAAGAACGGAGTGGCTGACAAACGCGAAGGCAAAGATGTTAGCCATAAAAAGATGTTAAGTAAGGGTGGATCGAATAAGGATGGCGTGCGGGTAGAAAGTCGTAGCGTAAACCGTAGTCGCAACGGCAAAAGACCTACCCGCCGTAAATAGGCTTGGGGTTACGAGCACTGACCTCTCCAGCGCGTTCCCGTCCGTGCAGCCGAAGGCGGGCTTACTAAGGAGACAGTATGCAAGTTATAGACAATAAGGCTTTGCTACTAAAGTTACGCCAGCCCGAAAAAGTAATCAGTGTTATACCTAAAAGTAAGTTGTTACCTGATAACCGAGTATTAGTTAACTGGGGCATTGAAGAAACACACGTACTAAAAAACTTAAACATCAAAGCACCTTCGCCCATAGAAGCTGAGTACGAATGGACAGGAAAGCATGAGCCATTTGACCATCAAAAGACTACTAGTGCATTTCTGACGTTGAATAAAAGAGCTTTCTGCTTCAACGAACAAGGCACAGGTAAAACTGCCAGTGCTATCTGGGCAGCAGATTATTTGATGAACAAAGGTAGGGTAAGCAGAGCATTAGTTATATGCCCGTTGTCGATTATGGATTCTGCGTGGCGGCAAGACTTGTTTACTTTTGCCATGCACAGATCCGTTTCAGTTGCATACGGTAGTTCAAAGCAACGCCGAAAGATAATAGAGGAAGGCGCTGAGTTCGTCATAATTAACTATGATGGCGTTGAGGTTGTCAGGGATGCTATTGAAGAGGGCGGGTTTGACTTAGTTATCGTAGACGAAGCTACGCACTATAAGAATGTGCAAACTAATCGCTGGAAAACATTGAACAGCCTCATAACTGGTTCTACGTGGGTATGGATGATGACCGGAACGCCCGCTGCCCAAAGTCCACTAGATGCATTTGGGTTAGCTAAGATCGTAGACCCCAAATCGGTGCCAAGATTCTTTGGCACTTTCCGCGATCAAGTTATGAGTAAAGTAAGCCAGTTCAAATGGGTGCCGAAGCCCGAAGCTACAGAAATAGTATTCAGTGCTTTACAACCGGCGATACGATTTACCAAAGCCGAGTGTCTAGACTTACCGGAGATTGTTTACACACACCGTGAGGTCGAGCTTACAAGACAGCAGCAGAAGTACTACAAAGAACTGAAAGATAAGATGGTGATGCAAGCAGCAGGAGAACAAATCTCAGCGGCAAATGCCGCCGTTAATCTCAATAAGCTACTACAAATATCAGCAGGAGCCGTGTACACAGACGAGGGCGAGTCTCTAGAGTTTGACATCAAGCATAGATATAAGGTGTTACGTGAGGTTATCTCTGAAGCGAGCAAAAAAGTTTTGATATTTGTTCCGTTCAAGAACGTCATAGATGTGCTTGTAGATAAGCTACGTCAGGACGGTATAACCACAGAAATGGTTCGCGGTGATGTGACCGCAAACCAGCGCACTGAGATATTTAAGCAGTTCCAACAAACTCCAAACCCACGCATTTTGGTAATACAGCCACAAGCTGCGTCGCATGGAGTCACACTAACCGCTGCCGACACTATTGTTTGGTGGGGGCCAACTTCTTCCGTTGAAACCTATGAACAGGCTAACGCCCGTATCCATAGACAGGGCCAAGATCACAAATGCACGGTGATTCAATTGGCAGGATCTCTCGCTGAAAAGCGCGTCTACTCACTTCTAGATAATAAATTACACACTCACACAAAAATCATTGATCTTTACAAAGAAATTGTTGCATAACTAACAAAACAATAGCAGAATGCGTTTCTCGCTTTTGGAGATTCGTATGAGCGATGCAATAAACGTAGATAAGCTAACAAAAGTTTATCTGAAAATAAAAGAACAACGAGAAGAGTTGTCGAGTAGGTACAAGGAGCAGGACGGTCAGCTAGAAGAGCAACAAAACACGATCAAAAGTGAGTTGTTGAAGCATCTGCAAGAGCAGAACATTGATTCTATCAGGACACCCAATGGCACCTTTTACCGCACTACTAAGACGAAGTATTGGACTTCTGATTGGGGAAGTATGCACGAGTTTATACTGGAGCATGGCTTGCCTGATCTTCTGGAGAAGCGGTTGCACCAAACAAATGTGCGGACGTTTCTTGAAGAAAATGAAGATCTGTTACCAAAAGGTCTGAACGTCGATAGCGAATACTCGTTATCAGTTCGGAGACCTAAGAAATGACAGATCCTCTAGTGCCAATCGAATCTGTTGCGCAGCACTTCAAAGTGTCTATTTCAACGATTCGTTTGTGGGTTCGGCAAGACATTATTCCCGCAAATAGCTACGTGAAGATAGGGAAAACCTACAGGTTTTCGCTGCCTGATGTGACGTTTGCCTTGCTTCGTTACAACAATGACATTCACGAAGTAGAGGAAGATTCGGACGATGATCTGTGAGAATCAGCATCCGTGGGGGTTACTTCTCTGGACCACCGGAGCTAGATGCGTACTGCACACAAATGAAAGCAGTAATCGTCCATGCTTCTAGAGTTCACAGAAGTTACTTCGCTGGTGAATACCAACCAGAAGGTAATAAATTACCTGCATGTTGGTCAACGGACACTGAGAGACCAACGTTACAAGTACCAGCGGCGACTCGCCAATCTGGTAGGTGTATCGACTGCACTCAGAATATACGTGGATCAGCAATAGGTGGTAATGGCAGAGCGTGCAGATTCTTTCAGCTTTTAGCGATTGCTTTTGAGCATGACCTAAACACTGTACATAGATTGCAAGTTCCGTCAGCAAGCATCTTTGGCAAGAGCAACAGTAACATGTCGCTTGAAGCCTACTCGCGCTTTTTGGCTAAACACGGAACGCCAAGCGCAACGGTAGTAACAAAAATTTATTTTGATACTACAAGTAACATGCCTCGTTTGTGCTTTGCACCGTCGAGAGCATTGCGGATGGAAGAGTTAGACGTTGTGCGTGAGGTCGTTACTCGGCCCAGCACCCTCAACACAATTACGTTTGAGGTTGTAGATCACACACAGTCCCCTTTTCCGGTTAGTGAGGGTTTTGAAATTAAGGAGACATATCATGGCTGAAGCCAACTACATAATACCTAGCGCAGAAGCGTTATACCCAAAAATCGACCAGACTTATAAGTTTGACCAGACTGCAAACCGCTCAGTTCCTTGTGATCCTTTTGATGACGGTGCAGCCTACGAGCTAAACTTTAAGTTGTCAGAGTCTGACGCTAAGAAGTTATACAAAGCGATGAAGGCTTACTACCTTGAGAGAAAAGAAAAGAGCTGGCCTGACAAGTTCCCAAATCCTTTCAAGAAACAAGAAGACGGTACTTACGAAGGTAAGACCCGATTAAAAGGCGCTTTCGGCAAAGATGCCAGCCGCAAACCACTGCTAGTGGATTCTAAAAATACGCCGTGCGGTGACGATTTCAGACTCACCAGCGGCAGTATTGTCAATATCTCTGTGACATTTGTTCCATACAGTGTATCAGGTAGCACTGGTGTTAGTTTGCGTATCAACGCCGTACAGGTGTTGAAGTACGAGCCAATGAAAGCTAGCAGTCCTTTTGCTGCTGTTTCTGATGGCTTTGTGGCTACGGAAGCCAGCCCGTTCTCCCCTGCCCCCGAAGAACCTGTTACCTCTACCGAGGATGATGACGATGGTTTTGGGGACGAGGAAGATCTGCCCCCTGTGGCAGAACCGAAAAAGAAGGTCGTCAAAAAGTCTGCCCCCGCACCTACAGACGCTGGCGATCTAAGTTCGATCATTGATGCTTGGGATGATGAAGACTAGGTTTTAATGGTCACTTCACCACGGCTAGGTATGTGGTAAGCCGAAAAGAGTGGCACATCTGCCTGTCACTTCTGCCGTGGTGTCTTTTCTTTTTAGGTGCATAAATGGATACAAAATTATTTTTAAGGAGTCTGCTGCCCCCCGAAGGAATTTACGTTTTACTGCGAATCAACCCGCAAACAGGAACCCTTGAGCAAACGTCTTACACGGATATAGACGATTTAGAACGTGCTGCTATAGAAGCAGACAGGGCGGGGTTAGACGTATATTTTGCGTTGAGTTCTTTCTGTAAGGAAAACTCTCGTAAGGCAGTAGACGCCAAGTACATACAAAGTTTCTTTTTGGATTTAGATTGTGGGGCCGACAAACCACACGCAACACAGGTAGACGTAATTCAAGAACTGCAAAGTTTCTGTGCAGCAACTAAATTACCAAAACCACTTATAGTTAGCTCTGGTAGAGGCGTACACGTCTATTGGATGCTGCGCGAGGCGGTCAGCGTAACGGATTGGAAACCCGTAGCACAAAGACTAAAGAACCTATGCGCAGAACATAAGTTTGAAATAGACACCAGTGTCCCCGCAGACGCAGCTAGAGTGTTACGTGTTCTAGGCACGCATAACTACAAGCCCGATTCACCCGCCCCAGTGCAGCTTCTGAGCAGTGTTCCCAAAGCTGTAGATTTCGATTGGTTTTCGGAGGCCATCGGTGGGCCGGTGATAACAGTTCCTACAAAGCATGAAGAGGGGAGCGCAGGGGCTTTTGCTGAGTTCTTATTAAAATCTAGTGAGTTCAGTTTCAAAGACATTCTAGTCAAAACAAATAACGGTAATGGCTGTGCGCAACTTGGTTTGATAGTAGCTAACCAAGAAGTTACTACGGAGCCAATGTGGAGAGCAGGGTTATCTATTACAAAGTTCTGTCGTGATGGGGACAAGGCAGCGCACATGCTGTCTGCAAAGCACCCTGAGTATGTTCCACATTTAACAGAGACTAAAAAGGATTTGGTAAAAGGCCCGTACAGGTGCGCAACATTTGACGAGAATAATCCAAACGTCTGCACAGACTGTCCTCACTGGGGCAAAATAAAGTCTCCAATCGTGCTTGGGCGTAGGTTCAAAGCATCTGAAGATCACACTAATAGTGGAAACGCTGCGGAATCATTAGATGAATTTACAGACTCCCCGGAGTTGGCATTAGTAGATGATACACCAGAACATGTTATACCCACATACCCGCGTCCGTATTTTCGTGGAGCTAGCGGTGGGGTATTCGTTAGAAGCACAAATACAGACGGTGAGACAGATGAACGGGTAATCTACCAAAACGACATTTACGTAACACGGCGTTTGCATGATGTTGAAGACGGTGAAATGGTTGTGGTGCGGTTACACTTACCTAAAGATGGAGTGCGAGAGTTCACATTACCCCTAACAGCACTTACATCTAGAGAAGAATTTAGAAAGAATATGGCAGCGATGGGCGTTGCCGTTTTGAAACAGGATGACTTGCAGCAATATATGACTACATGGGTTAACGAGTTACAGGCAAAATCTGTAGCAGACATAGCACACCGGCAATACGGGTGGACATCAGATGACTGTCGTAGTTTTGTGGTGGGTGATAAAGAGATACATCCCAATAAGATTTCTTATAACCCAATGACTGGAGCTACATCGCAGTCTTACCCATCTTTCAAAACAAAAGGCACGTTAGAAGGTTGGCAGGAGATGGCTAATTTCTACCTGTCAAGAGAGGGTATGGAGATGCACCAGTATATTGTGTGCACTGCTTTTGGCTCTCCGCTCATGCAATTCTTACCGCAGAACTGTGGCACCATGCACGTACACGATAAAGCTGGCGGTGCAGGTAAAACAGCAGCTATGAAAGTGGCTGCATCAGTGTGGGGGCACTTTAAAGGGACATTGGTGGACGATAATGACACTACCGCTTTTAAGATGAATCGTGGAGAGGTGCTGCATAATCTACCGTTTTACATTGACGAGATGACAAATACTCCTGAGAAGGAGATGAGTGGTCTTGCGTATCAATTAACCAGCGGGCAACAGCGCGGGCGTATGAGTAACGGCTCAAACCTAGAACGTACAAGAGGTGAACCTTGGAAACTGTTGTGCTGCACCACTGGCAACATGAGTGCGATTGAGAAAATATCGTTGTGTAAAGCTGGGCCGAAAGCAGAAGCACAGAGGATATTAGAGCATCGCGCTAGGCAGATCTTTTCAAAGTCAAAGGACAAAGAACTTACCGACGATTTTGAAAGGAACATAGAAGAGCACTATGGACATGCAGGCCCGATCTTTATACAGCACGTAATGAATCACATAGATCATTACAAAGGACAGCTTCGTATCGTGCAGCAAACTATAGACCGCCGTGCTGAGTTGGCTCCAGAAAATAGGTTTTGGTCAGCGGGAGCTGCGTGCGCTATAACTGGTGGCATGATCGCTCAGAAGTTGGGGTTGATAGACTACAATATGGAGGTCATCACCAAATGGGTTGTAAGGTTATTAAAAGAAAACAAGAAGAGCGTAAGTGAAATGGGAGCATCAGTAGAGCAAGTCTTAAATGACTACATCATGGAACACTACGGTAACGTGTTATGGATAAAAAGTACTGATGACTTACGAAAACTAAATGAGACTAACATACTTGCAAACGGGTTAGATTCCCTTGTGGTGCCTGACGCTGTACCAAAAGTTAAGTTTGTTGCAAGGTACGAGACAGACATAAAACGCATGTACTTGTTACCTAAACCATTAAAAGAATGGTGTGGCAAACAACAGATAAACTATGCAGGGTTTGTAGAAGACCTCATTGAAAAGCTGAAAGGCAAGCGCACTAAGATGCGTCTGAGTAAAGGCACACAAATGAGACTGCCACCTACAAATGTGATCGTGGTGAACTTTTCAATAGACAGCGAGTAGTGGGCGTACTCAGAACTGATGATATAAACCCTGATGGAATACGTATCGTAATTGATTGGCCCAGCATGGCTATCAGCAGTTCAGTGTTCGTGCCTTGCATAAATACTTACTTGGCAAGACAACAAATACTGAAAATAATCACTGGTTTTGGCTGGGAATGTACGGTAAAAGTTGTTACTGAAAGTGACAAATTAGGTGTTCGTGTTTGGAGAACCATGTGATACCATGCCGTTCCATAGGGTGTAGTCTCCAACAAAATCCTATATCTCCCACAGCCCCTCTACCTTGGCCTCCCTTACACCTTGGTAGGGGGGTATCTCTAAAAGAACCCTACGTCATCTACTAGATCTTGTGCGCCTTTAGATAGTGTAACGCCGTTGTACATCTTGGCCTTGGTCGTGCGTTTATGACTCTCTAGAGATCGTTCTATTGTTTTGTCATCTATACGCAGTTTGGGGTTTATCCTGACAGCATCACTGTCGTTAAACTCGTTCATCTTTCGACGTATTCTTCTCTTTTCATCAAACTCGCCGAATCTGGTAGCTACGTAGAAGCTGTTTAGTAGTCGGCCTCTTTCTCGCGTGGCCGCAGTCTCTATGTTCTTTACTGCCCGCTTTTCTGCTTCGCTTCTCGTATATTCGGCTGGTGGGAACCCTAGTATTTTTACTGCCAACTCTCCTGCTGACATGTCATCGTATATGTAGTCCCCACGTTTGTTACGTATCCCTCCTTCCATAGGGTAACGAACTGCACCCTGATACAAGTTACGCACTGCTCCGGGCAGTAGGTCTTCAACTCCACGCATAAGATCCCTGCCGTTTTCTGCATTTATCAGTTTTTCGCCCCCACGATACGCTCTGGATACAACACTCCACGCAGGGCCACCTAGATAGTGCATGAACGTTTCTGCGGGAGATGGATCAGACGTGAACCTGTCTGCTTCAACGAGTAAGTCAGTCAACTTGATGCGCTCAGATACGTCAATACCAAGGAGTTCTGTTGGTATTCCTCTGTATATGGCCTCATTATTCAACGAGCTACGTACAAAAGTATCGAAATCTTCGTCGTAATCGTCCGTAAATGCGTCGTATAGCGCCGAAATCGCCCCGTACAACGGCAATCCTTGCACCCCAGCCAACAACAATGCGGATAAATGCACCCCTGCAAGTTGTTTGAACGCTTCTGATTTGGCTGTTTTTACGAGCGCGTCTATCGCACTCTTCGCCATACCTTTTGATTCAAGATCTTTCCTGTAACTGTCGGCATATACTTGAACAGCCTCATAACCTGTTTTGCCCATTGCGTAGTACATTTGGATGCCGTAGTTTTTGTACATCAACGCAACACGACCTATACCTTCTCTTGCAAGTCGAGGGCCGGTTTCTAAAGTAGCACCGCCGTTTACTAACTGAGTTTCATATAACGCTTTATCTGCTGCTTCTTTTCTTTGCTCTGCCGTCGCTTTGCTTGGATCACCGTTTGTAAGTTTATCTAGTTCTAGCTTATAAGCCGTTACCATAGTTACTTGTCGGTTCATCAATTCTGCCTGATGAAACATAAGTGCAGAGGCGTTTGTCATGGTGTCATAACGGCTCATTTTGCGCCCTGCACCATCTACGCTTAGTGTATCCGCGAGAAATGACGAGTTTAGGTGTCCTCGTCTAGAAGCCAGTTGGATCAGCGGTGCTAACTCTTCTAACTCAGTGATTTTATCTTTGGGCAGTTCTAGATCTTCTCTTACAGAAAAGAGTAAGTCGCCGCTGTTTGGATCTCTAGTAAACGTATAGTAGTTATCCAAGCTCTTGAGAGACATATCTTGCAGTGTTCCGTATAACCCGTCCTCTGCAAGTTTTTGTTTTATGCTATCCGGGGTTCTTACATCACCATATAAAGTGCGGCTTGCCTTATTCATAGGCGCACCTTGGAACAACAGCGTAGAATTTTTTACTGCATCAGTGGCTTGTTTGGCTCCATATTTACCGCTCAACATAGGTAACGTAAACAACGGTATTTGAGATAGGTTCACAAGTGCCGAAGATGTGTTAAATCCTATCGTGTACAAAAATGCCAAGCGGTTAGCGTGTTTAGGCCAGCCTTCCACGGTGGGCTGTATCGCAAACTGTGCACGACTTCTAAGCTCTTCGATTAGCTGTGCATTTCTAGCACTGTCTTTACCTAGCCCCTGTGCTTCAACTTGCTCTAACATCTGATCTAGCTCACGCGATATAGCGTTGCTGTTCTTGATGCGTTCTGTCTGTCGCGCCAAATCAAAGGCTTTTGTTCTGGCTGCGTCTACTGCATCCATGTCGTAGCCTTCGGTGTTCTTACGTTTGATTAACGCTTTTGCAAAAGAAGATTCCGGTAGCTCTTCAATGAACAACCTAGTTATTTGTTCTTTTACTGTAGGGTCTATGGTCTGGTCTGTTAGATCTAATATCTTCAATACATCAGAAACAAATGACCCCGGCGGTGGGTTTCTATAAGAAGACGACTTACTATTATCCCAAGAATCAACCTCAAAGCCTTGCTTCTCGTAAGACTCCATAGCGGCAAGCCGTTCCCCCGGCGTGTTAAAAGCAAATACCGCAGCATTAGATCTATCACCTTCTTTTTGCCGCACGGCTAACCAATAGCTGCCGCTACGAGTGAGTGGGAAGTATGGCTCCTTACCTGTGTTTTCTAGCAGTTTAGCCAGCAGTTCGTTTTTAAGGTTAGTTCTTGTGGTCTCTCCTACAGGTAGATCGTCAAGACGCCCCCGCAAAGAATCTATCAGCGCGTTGTACTGATCTCTGTAGAATCCACGCAACTCTTCATAGGCTCTTCTTCCGTCTGGCCCCATTTCTGCACTTTGAAATAGTGTACGTAACTCGTTATATTTATCTATCTTCCGTTGCGAAGTTCCTTCCACCGTTTGATCGCCGTATTTCTTCTTGGCTTCAGCAGGTGTTAGGTTGGGGTCTACCTCGTTTATGGTGCTTTCGTAAACAAGGTTATTGAAGACCTTCATTGTTTCTTGTGGTGCTTTACTGGCCCACCGGAATACAGGCTCTAACGTCTGTCTAGTAACCTGTTCTGCCTCCGTCAAACGCCCACGCTGTGTCTCTATGGCATCTAGTATTCTTTTTGCGTTGGGTATGCCACGAGCTTCGGCGATGTCTTGTATTGATCCGTTTGGCAGAAACCCAAATACCTTAGTAGCGTACTTCTTAAACCCTACTTGTGGGTCTGTCAGGATAGCTTCTATCTCTTTCGATAGTTTCTTTCTTGCAGTCGCTCTACCTTCGGCGGTTCTAAACCCAGCTTTTTGGCCTTTTATCTCTTCAAAGATTCTACGCACATCATCGGGCCTACCTGATGCAGCCAGCAGCGGGCCATATCTAAACTCAGGTGCAGGCGCTAGTATCTCTTGAATGCGTCTAAACGCCTTACCTCTAGCACTGCGGTCAAACCTCTGAATACCCAAAAAGTCCGATAGTATCTGTAACAGATTCTCCCAAAAGGTTAGTTGCTTACCCTTGGGCGATATTTTCGCTAGGTCGTTTTGGAACTTAGCGTTGGTAAATGCTTCTGCTACAAACTCTTTTAAGTTAGTTGCTCCATAGGCATCCCCAAGTTGTTCTTTCACCTCGTCGTAGAGTCTTTGCAGCTTCTTTGTGTTTGGGTGTGACTTGTTCTCCAGCACGTTATCTGTGGCCGCGTGTGTCATCTCATGCAGCAGAATGCCGACAGATGTGCCAGATTCTTCGTCTAGAAGTATTTCGTTTGTTTTTGGATTAAACGCACCGTCTAAAGGTACGACTTCCCCCGTAACTGGGCTTTTGCCCATGATAGAACGACTAGGCCGCACGCTGATCTTAGTGGTAAACGTGTAGTTTGCTAGCGTTCTAGCTATCTTCTTAGTAGTCGGATCGTCTACAGTCTCAGCTATCTCCAGCAGAGCACGCCGCAGTTCGCCTTTCTTAGCTGCACGTAGTGCTGCGTCAGGTATGGGTGCGTCTATTGCGTTATATGCAATGTTGCTGGCCCCAAGCAAGTTATCTTGGTCGTTTATGGCTTGCTCATCTCGGGCAGCTTCTACGGCCTGCTTTTGAGTAAGTCCTTCCTTTTTCTTATCAGCGACAAGTTTCGTAAACTCTGTGTTACGTGCAGCTCGTTCCTCCTTAGATAAATCATTTAAGGTAACTGCTTCTGTGGTTTCCGCTTCGACTTCGGTTTCTGGCGCTCGCTGTGTTCTTGCTGCAACTCTTTCTCTACTCTTTCTTTCTAACTCTTCATTTCTAGCAACCCGCTCACGTTCTCTCTGTTGCTTAAACGCCTCATTTGTTCTTGTATTTACAGCTTTTATTTTTTCTTCGTATTGTTTTGATAGCTCCTCTGTCCTCGCTGCTATCTCTCGCTTACGAGGCTCTATAGACGGCACGGATTTACGAACCCGTTTTTTCATTTCCCTAAGATCTTTTCTGTATTGGTCTCCTATCTCCCGCTTCTCTTTTGCGGCTTCAGCTATTATCGGATCAGTGCGTTCTGCTGACTGCCGTTCTAACTCCGCAAGAGTTTCTGCATCTACAGGAGGTCTAGCAGGGGGCTTCCTTACTGTAGGTGCAGTGGTAACCCTTCTTGTAGCAGGCTCCGCAGTAACTTCTTCTGTCGGTTTAGCTCTTGCTGCGATCTTCTTTCTTGTTCGCTGTATCAGCGTAGGGGCGGCTACTTCTTCTGTAACACGGGGTCTTCTACCTGTGGGGGTAACAAGTTCTAGCTGCGCTTCTGGTGTGCCTTTTAAGAACCTGTTTATAGCGGATTTTGCTTTTCCAGAAGTGCTTCTTCTAGCAGCGTATTTGGTAAGTATGTCCTGCTGCTCAGTTTCTCGTAAGTCCTTATCTAGTAGTTTTTGTCGTACCGGGTCTTTCGCCGGGATAGATAAACTATTCAGAGCCTCTTCTGTAGCCACCACTGGATCTGGCGCAGTTTCAACGTCTGCAGACTCGGTAGCGGTGAGCCTCGCCTCTTGCCGTGCTTTAGCTAATTCAGTTGGGAACAAATCAGGCTGGTCTTCTGCGGCTATTGCTGCACGTTGCTGCCCTAGCCGTGCCTCATCTGACACAGGCTCTTCCGTAATTCGTCGTTCTCTATCTCGACGGTTAATACGATCTAGTACTTCTTCTCTAGTAAGCGCTTGTCCCTCTGGGGTAAGTGCTAGAGTTTCACCCGCAACAGTATCTGCTTCTGGTGCAAGTAACCTTTGCAGTTGTGGGCCAACCGTGCTTTCTGGTTCTAACCCCGGTATCACCATTTGGTCAGGAGATACTTCCTCTCGGACAGGTGCTTCAGGTTCTTCTAAAGATCTTTCATACAGTGCACGTTCTTCTGGAGGAAGTTTCTGCACGCGCTTTGCTATTGACTCTAGCCGACTTTCTTTCTGCTTGTCGGTAAGCTCTGCAAAAGGCTTCTTGTACCCGCCCTCTACCTTGGCTCGGATCTCGTCAATGTTTAGCTCTGGTGCTTTGGGTACGCCTAGTAAGTCTAGCTGTGTGGGTTCTTCTGGCCTAAACTCAAGCAGCCCTGCAATCTCAGGGCTATCTGGCTGCTCTTCTGCCACTTCTGCAATAGTTTTACCGCGCTTACGAGAGGTAAACAGGTCTACTAGCCCCTGCAATATCGCACCTGCAGAGCCACCAAGGGCTGCTTCTTGAGCAGTTGTTATGTCAAATGCTTCTGCTAGAGCGTCGTACTCTCTTGCATTTAAGTTCTGTAGCACATTAGACGCTGCTTCCTGTGCAGCTTCTGCACCACCTGTTACACCCGCACTACGTATACGCTCGCCAAAAGTCTCGACTTTCTCAGGAGGTATTTTGTCTAGTATTTTATTAAGGGCAGGTAAGTCAGCAAATTTTACTACTCTTGCAATAGGTAGTATGTCTAGCAGTCCAATACCAGCACCACGCGCGGTAACCGTGGCTCTTTCTTCTTCGGTAGCGCCAGCGGCCCTTGCTCGTTCACTTGCTTCACCGGCTCCAGCACCAGCGGCAGCTAGAGCACCAAGACCTATAGCAGCGGCACCGGGGGCACCAGCAACTGCAGCGGCGGCAGGCACGGCAGCAATCCCTGCAATAGACCCAAGGGCTTGGCTTATTTGATAGCTAATAGAGTCGGGGTCACCGCCCTCTGGACGTAAGGCTGCAGCACCAGCTTTAATTTTTTCGCGGGCAGCAAGTTCAGCCTCTTCTTCTAGTGCGGCTGCACCACCTAATAACGCGAGTTCACCTACGTCAACAATACCTGCGCCGATTCCAGAAGTAATGTTCTCGACTACGCCAGCTTCTTCGCGTGGAGCAAGAGCACGTAGTATTGCTATATCTCTTTTTATGTCTTCTTCGTAGTCTTTGAGGGCTGCTACTGCTCTAGCATCCCCTGCGGCTTGGGCATTCCTAATCGCCGTTTGTACCTGTTCTAAAGAATGAGCTTGCATTACTGCTGTAGGTATTGACTCATAAGCTCAACCCGCTGCCGATCTTTGGCTAAAGCGGCTCTTTGCGAACTAACATCTCCCCCTAGTGCTGCTATACGGCGTAATAAATCCTCTTCTCTTTCAAATATACCTGTGGCTTGCAAGATAAAGCCTTTAGTTATACCCGCTCTATTTACTGCGTCTTCTACATCACCACCGAAGCTCTGCGCTTGATCTATCAATTGGGTTATTACTGGTGAGAGTAGTTCATCACGGCGTTCTACTTCTTTCTGTAGTAGTTCCTGCATGTCTTCTAACGCGGCTCCGCGTAGTTCAGCAGACGCTATCGCACGATCAGTTTCCTGCCCTAGCAAATCTAGCTTCGTCTTGATGTTTTGTACGTCTGCATCAAGCACACGGTTTGCTTGCTGTTGAGCATCGTTAATATCACCTTCAGAAGCTCTAGACATGATGTTTGAGTACGCTTGTTTTTCTGCTGACAGCACTTGTTCTGCTTTGTCTGCACTGTCAATGCCTTTCGCCAACACAGTTTGCTCAATATCTAGAAGCTCGTTCTCTATACCAAACTCATCTTTAAGGTTTTGCCGTTGCTGTGCACGTTGCTGGGACAACTTACCCATATACCCTGCAGCAAAGCCTCCCGGCCCACCACGTTGAGCGGAACCTATTGTGCCAGCTATAAACGCTTCAAATGGATCGCGTTCTGCAAGTTGCTCTTGCTGTCTACGCAGCCTGTCTATCTGGCTTTGTTTCCTAGTTTGTATCCCTGCAAGACCCATCTCGTCTTTAACTTCAGCTATTCTGGCTTTTCGCACTGCACTTGGGTCTCTAGCAGCTCGTTCATCTAAGCCTATGTCAGTTAAAATACCCTTCGCAGCATCTTGCCTAGTAGTGCCTATATCTAGTTCCGGTGTTGTGACTTTAAGCTCGTCAAACAGCTCATCTTTATCAATAGTGTCAACGCCCGGAATGGTGCCTGTTGAGTCACTTTGTTGCGAACCCGAACCGTCGTCATCACCGGCACTATCATCGCTAACGACTACATCATCTGATGATCCAAGTAGCGCAGTGCTTGCGGCACCTATACCAGTTAAAGCCGCAGTGGGCCTATTTATTAGCGCCCCTCTTCCAACAGGCACTAATTGCTTACCGGCTTCCACTGGGCCAGATAAATACGGCCCTACTTCCTTAGACTGAGAGAGTATCCCAGACCTATCTGTAGGCACTGCGGTGCCTTTAGGAGTAACTTCAAAGTCGGGCTTCTTACCCCGCATTAGGTTCTTTAGTTTAGATGTTACCCCTGCCGCCTTTAATGCGGCTAATCCGCCTCTTACGGCAAGCCCGCCGGGAACGACTATAAGCCCAAGCTGTAGCGCAGCTTCTGCTGGATTTTCCTTTATGTAGTTAAAGGCTTCCTCGCCTAACTCCGCTATAGCATCCGCAACACTTATTGTTTCTGCTTTTTCTCCGTCTACTATCTCGCCAGACTGAAACCCAACAATGCCGCCTTGGGCCATACCCATGCGTTGTCGCCGTTGCATGGCTTCTTTTTGACGCTGCCCAAGAACGCCACCTACTTGCTCGGTGACTTTTCCAAGATTACGTCCCTGTTCTTGCTTGATAAGCCCCAGAACTTGTTGCTCTCGTTGTTGTGCAATAGTCTGAGGGTTCTGTTGCATCTTTAACTGTATGTCGCGTGCCGCAGCTTCTTTCTCTGTTTTTAGCTGCTGCAGTGCCAGCAGGTCAGTAAGCTGTTTGTTCTGCTGATACCGCTGTTGTAATGCTTGTGGATTACCCTGATATGCGTCTTTTTTACGCTGTATCATCTCCACTATGCCTTGTGAGGAGTTAGCTATCATTATGCAGCCCCTCCCGCGTCTCGCTTAGCTATAAAATCAGCTATTTCTTCTGCGGTCATACCGCTACCAGAATCGTCTTTTTTCTCTTTACCACCTAAGCCAAATAGTGATTGGATTAACGAAGACACATCACCTGTGCTGCCTAATAGTGCGCTAAGACCGCTAGGCTGCGTTACAGAGTAAGATCTTGCAGCGATTGGTAGTCCTTGCAGCAGTGAACGCTGGTATTGCAGTTGCTTGTATGGGAAGTCTCTTTCCTCTTCAAATTGTTCTCTGTCTGCCAATATACCCGCTTGTTCTATATCTCTTTGTGTACGCCCTGCACCTGTTTGTGCTGCTAATGCTTCAAGCCCAAACCGCCTAGCTGCATCAGTGGCTGTTTGCTGTCTTCCTTGTTCTATATTGAATTGGTCTCTACCCTCTCGAAAAGCCTGTGCGTAGCCTTTGCCTGTTATGTCAGCTAGAGTTCTATTTAATATGGCATCTCGCTCTAAATCAGCAAGCGCCTGACGAGAACCGCCAAAAGCACCCGCCCTCGTATATCTACCAGCCTCTGCCTGCCTGCTTATTTCAGCTTGTCTACGTGCTTCTTCTAGTTGTGGTTGTAACACCGCCGATAGATAAGGATTCATGTACTGGTTAACATTAGTGCCTCCCGCAGTAGGGGCATCACCAGTTGCGGCAGGAGCGTCTGTAGCACTAAAAGTGCCGGGGGTAAAAGACATCTGTTCGGTGGTAGGCACGACAAGATTACCTAAACCCGCAAAGGCAGTGTCCTGTAGCTGTGATTGCCCTGCGGTAAGTGGCCCTGTGTAGGCTTGATAAGGTTGGTCTGCTAAAGCACGACCTTTGCCCAAAAAGTCAGTTACATAATCACCAGCAAACTCGGCTAACGCACCTTGATAGCCGGTCGTTTGTCCTACTGACGGATCTTGCGCAACACCACCGCCGTTTTGATACTTTAATATACTCATGCTGGCAACATCCTCATGGGGTCTACTTCTTTACCCTGTTTTTCGTTACCTGTACGTTCTTTGCGTACTCGGTTCATCATCTCATGTAAAACTCTCGCTCCTGCATCTGAGTTGCCATTACCTAAATGACTCACTACATCTGCAGGAATAACAAACTCACCGTCACTTAATCTTGCTTCTTGTCCATTATCAATTCTTGCAGGGACTTTATCAGCCATACCGTCAGTAGAGCCGTCTAGATACCTACCTTTACTAAGAGCTAAAATGCCACCTGCTGCCATACCCGTGCCGCTTTGCAAAGCTGCTATGCCTTCTGCCTGTTCTTTAGCTTTGGCACGAGCTTCTGCAATCGACATTGGGGTGGTTTCTGGCTGTTTTGCGTAGATAGTGTCGCTAAAATAACGACGACCTGCAGAGCCGGGACGACGGTTTGGGTCAATACCGCCTTCAGGTATGGGCTGTCTTTCTGGCATGGGAACTCGTTCCCGTATAGCCGCATATCGTGGTATTTCGCCTTGATAGCCAGTAGATTGCATTTGGGGGTTGAAGAAGTCTGGAGCAAACTTGTTACCTAGAGCAGATACACCAAGCCCAGCAAGTATAGAACCGGCGTCACTACTAATAAAATCTGAAAAGCTAGCGTTTTCTTTACCTGCAAACTTATCTACTAGATCGCTAAAAAATGTGCTCATTAACCTTTCCCAAGTAAACGCAATAGTTCTTCATTGCTATCTATAATGCCGCCTTGTGCTACACGTCTTGGAGGTTGCCCAAACGGGTTGGTTGCAGCGTACCCTCCGTATGGCCCTGCCGCAGTGCGTTCTTGTTGTGGAGTGCCAAAAATACTGCTGAAATCATAAGCTGGTTCTAGTTGCGCAAGGGGCGACTGTCCTACATCTATCCTACCTTCTTCAGAAGCTAAGAGCATACTCAAAAAATCTCTTGCAGACGACTCCTTTGCACGTTGTTCGGCTTGCTGCTGCATCTGCATTTGTTGTTGCATTTGTTGCTGTTGTTGCTGCTGTAGCTGCTGTTGCAGTTCTTGTTGTTGCTGTAACTGCGAAGCGAACACACCTGTTGCGGCAAAGCGGCTATCGGCAAGTGGATCTAATGTTTGGTCGCCAGCTAATACATCTTGCAGTAGGTTAAGGTCTGTAACATCTACAACCCCATCACCTGTTACATCATAGCCTAGCTGCGCCTCAGTAAACGCAAATGTAGACGGATCAGCTAGTGCTTCTTGTTGTGCAATAAGGTCAGTAACAAAGTCAACATCAGCAGACGTTACATCTTGGGCGGGTTTACCTAGCACTGCGGCTATGGTGTCTATTTCGCCGCTTAGTGTTGTTTCTGTCTCGCCTAGTGCTGCAAGTAGGTCTTCTTCCGTTTGCCCTATAGTGTCAAGAAGCTCGTCTTTTGTTACACCTAATTCACCAGCAAGGTCGTCTACAGCAGTGCCTACATCAGCTATCTCATCAGAAAGTGCAGTATCGCCCGCCTCTATAATCTTGGTTAGGTTGTCTTCTGTAATACCTAAATTATCAGATACAGTCTCTATTGCTTCAGCGAGCGCCTTGTCACGGTCTAACCCAGCCTCTTCATTGGCTGCTACTTCTTCAAGTATATTCTTCTCTACATTGCCAAGGTCTGTAGCAACGTCTGTAGCTAGGTCATCAATTTCGTCTGACAATGCCGATTCTGAATCGGATATAGCGTCTAGAAGATTATCTTCTGTGATACCTAAATTATCAGATACCGTTTCTATTGCTTTGGCGAGTGCTTCGTCGCGGCCTAAGCCAGCTTCT